GTTTTAGCTTCCCTTATTTAATTGTTCGATAATCTTAAAGGATTCGAAGGAACGAATACCGCTCACTTCTGTTCCATATTGATTACGAATAAGGCCATCAGTACCCTCAGAGCTACGCATCATTTCGACATACTTGCGTAGGCTGTGATCTGAAAATTTAAGGCTGTATTTGTCAAGACTCCATATGTATTTAACAAAATCACTGAAAAGTGGATGGAATTTGCAATTTTCTAGGATGGAAATGCTCCTAATGGAAAAGAAGTCTTTACCATCTAAACCATCATCCAAAAAGTCAGTGAACCTTTCTAGGTTCATTATTCTATTCAAAGCTCTGTAAGTAGAATAAATACCACCAAGTTTACCTTTATCAATATAATCAATATGATAAAGACGTTGCAGGAAAACGACGAAATTCGCTGCAGTATATGTTTTGTCCCTGTTAATTCCAAGACCTTCACGTTCGAAGCTAGCTAAGTAAGTTTCGACTTCCGGCATGCCTGCCAATCGAGCAGCTGAGTCATCTCCGTGATATTGGCTTGAATCACCACCAAGTTCAACAAGTCCGCTGTTGTAAGCAATGGTAGCTTGAATAACAGATCCAGCTTCATTGGTATCAGCTGATCCGCTAGGTAAGCCGTGAGGGCCTTGCTTTAGCCCATCAGGTGTTATCATTGGTACTGTAACCCTTCTCTTACCTATTTCTAATATAGTATCACAGTACACAGGCTGAAATACCCTACATTTATATTCATCGTATAGAAGTTGCAGATTAGGACCTAGCGATCTATCATAAGCGCTGAAGTCTAACGACACAAGCAGTTCACCTCGAGAGACAGCTTTTACAACCATAGCTGTGATTACTTTATCTACTTCGTCGGGACCTTGTAAAGCAACTCTCCAAGATAATTTCTTTTGATAATCCAAGAAAGGGTAGAAAAACTTACCTTCATAGATGATGTTAGCTAAAGCTATACCCCAGACGATACGAGTTTTTAGCATTTCTTGTGTCCTAACAAAAGGGACGGCAGCATACTCTTTGAGCCACTCACTCTCTAAGAATGCGTTATCCAAGAATTTATCTTTTACTTTACCCTTTCTAGTAAGATAGGGAAGGCCAGAATTAGTATCGCTTTTAACGATATCAACTACCTTTCTGATCTCCCAAGGTCTTAGTCTTGAAGGGGTAAGTACTTCTAATTGCTTTAGATTGTTTTCGGGATTATCGTTACTCCAATATTCGTAGAACTCTGACTTGATATCACTCCAAGGTTTTGCTCTACTTCTGCTCCCAAATTTGTTTCTTTCATTTTCCTCGATAGAATTTAAAGTGTCGTTGATTTCAGACTTACGATTATTGAAAACTAAATCCCAACCATCTAGAACTTTCGCTTCACCAAGATTTTCAATAATAGGATTGCAAATATTTGGAGAGTCCAAGCTACCTTGTATAAGTCTGCTAAGGATGCGGGAAAGTTCAGAAACTTCTGTAGTATTAAGATTATACATATCTGAAGCGTTCTGAAGTGTGCGGCTAAACCTTATCATACTAAACTTTAGTTGCTATTACTTATCTTTTTCAGATTCGACTTCCGTCTTACCTGATTTATTCTTTCTTTTGCCGAAAGTTCTCTTCTTTTTACCATAGCTTCTATCAGATTTCTTTGATAGATATGAATCAAAGTCGAACATTTTACCTAACCAATCAATAGTAGGTTGCGACATTGCATTAACACTATTACCAAATAGGTCATAAGCACCGAAAGGTGTAGCGTAGTGATCATTCATACCGGAAAGGAAGTTAACATAAGGCTGTCTCATAGGAAGAGTAGATATAGATGAAACCCCAAAAGCGGTTGAATAGTTAGAAGGAACCCAATCTGTTCTTCCGTTTACGTAAACAAAGGAATATCTACTAGTGTTTCTAACAGTAGACGGATTACCGTAGTTATACGTACTAGAATGTGGGACCATAGTTCCGGTCCATTTGTCACCACCAAGTGCAGCGCCATTATAGATACTACAAGAGGCTTGAATGTCTCCAATTTCAGTTTTGTCAAATTT